TTTGCGCGACTGGGTGTTAAAAAGCAGCATTGTGGCGCCAAAGGGGTGGAATTCAAACATATCAACATCCCTGTCCAGAACATCCCACGTGACGTGGGTGTTGATCATCTTGCGCGCTTCCTCGTGGCTTTGGTACGCTATATACGCCATACTAGTTATGTCGTGGTTATGCGCCATTTGTGATATGCCCCGTATATATACGGTACACAGATTTTTCAAGAAAATGACAAAATGACAAAATTCAAATAAAATGACATCTGTCGATTTTTTTGAATAGGCATGGAATATTCTAGACATCATTGTCAGAGGCTTGTAAAATATTCGAATTTATTTTGTTATTTAAGATAAATGTTTACCATTAAACATTATTCTAACTATGTCCACAACGGTGCTGATGTATTCACCAAGGAACGCCTGTTTCCTCTTGTTCCAGCTGCACACAAAGTTAAGAAGTACAAACAGTACTTCATGACCAGCGATGATGGGATTGTTTCCTTTGTAAGCTTCAAGGACATCCTCAAGTATACAAATCACGAAAGCCCTGTTTCCAAAAGCCCCAGTGCAAAAGGTCGTGGCAAGACTGTCCTTCACCGGTCCTCTGGCAAAACATTTGGTTCAATGAAGGCCGCGTGTGAAGCCCACAATATTAAAATCTCACAGCTAAAGTCTTCTCTCGACTTTGTCATTGTTTGAGCCCCCAGTGAGTCATAAAATTGAAGTAGTCGCGCATCTGTGGCAGTATAGTATTTGCGTAATACTCGTGCAGATCCCTGTTTGACATTTTGTGAAAGTTTGGGTAACTCCTAACACGATCCTTCTCTACGGACCATGTTATGCGTTTTTCACTATTGTATTGAAACGTGAAAATAAGTCTTTCGAAAGAATAGTCCACTTCAAAGTTTAGGTACTTGCGCCGCCCCCTGTATGGTATCTTAATTTTCTTTTCTTTCATTTTATTAGTTGATAATATATTTCCTCTCATATTTGTGGCGAAAAAACGTAAGTTTACAGTATAAACAATGAGCAGTGCAGATTTTAAAAGAGATCTTTTACAGTATGGCGGAATAAATGCAACAAATGGAACAATTTTCCTGAAAGGAAACATACGTATGTTGGGCAATGGGTCTGCTATGCCCCAACTCACAGTCGGGAATCTGACAGTCACGGGAAATGCAGTGATCCCTGGGATTAGTTTTGCTTCATTATCCGTAGCGGGTAATATAACGACAGGTGAATATTTCATTGGAAATGGTGCACTGCTTTCAGATGTGACTAGTATCCTTCCAACTACTGCAAACCTTGACATTACAGGCAACGTTATAGGGTCATATGCCAATGTGTCGAATATTTTTGCAACTGTTGGGAATGTGGGAAACGTGCTCCTAATGGGAGGCAATGTTACTGCATCTTTCTTTGCTGGCAATGGGTCGCTGCTGACCAGTGTCACATCAACTCTCCCATCCGTTGCAAACATTGACATCCGCGGCAACATTATAGGGTCGTATGCCAATGTGGCTAACATCGTCGCATCTGCTGGCAACATTGCAAACATTCGTTTTGCTGCAGATGGTAACGTTACTGCATCTTTCTTTGCTGGCAATGGGTCCCAGCTGACCGGTGTCACTGTTTCCGGTGTCCAAACTCTCGATGCCCGCGGCAACATTATAGGGTCATATGCAAATGTGGCTAACATCATTGCATCCGCTGGAAATGTAGGTAACACAAGATTTCTTGGAGGAAATGTGGCAGTGTCTGGCCAGGTGAGTGTCCTTGGCAACGTGGTAGCACCTTTCTTCATTGGGAATATTGTTGGTGCGTTTGCCAATGTGACAAATGTCATTGCAATTACAGGAAATGTAGGAAACGTTCTCCTCGCAGGTGGTAATGTGACTGGATACAATATCTCTGGCCAGAATGTTTTTGCAAACTTGATTACATTTGGAACATATGCCAATGTTGGTAAAATGACCGGTGTATATTATGTATCTATGAATGGGAATGATTCCACAGCAGATGGGTCAGAAATTAAACCATTTCTGACAGTTCAAGCTGCACATGACACGGCAGCAAGTGAGTATCCAATTTCTGGAGGTGCGATATCAAAACAGGTACAAATCATAATAGGCCCTGGGACATATACTGGACATACCACAATTTCTAGATTTAATACAATTTTGACAGGCGCAGGGTCATTATATGCCAAAGGGCAGATGACATCAGTAGGGCAAGTGACGGTAAATTGTTCATCTGCAGGTTTTGTATACAATAATACTGTCACTTTAAATGGATTATACATGACAAGTGGAGTTATAAACTCAGGGTCTGGCGCGTATACACTGAACATAGATAGTTGTTATATAACCTCGTCTGCAACTACACTAGTATCACTCTCTAATCCTAATTCTATAACATATGTAAACAATTCTTATGTAAGTGCTGCTGTTGCCAATGTAACATATATAAACGCAATTGGCGGACCCCTTTTAATGTCAGACAGTACCATACAAACCAGTGGTTCCGGCCTTACCTCAGGATATCTGGTGAATGTGGGTGGAAATTGTACATTGCAAGCAGAAAGATGTTCCTTGAATACTGGAAATACATCAAATGCGGTTGTATATATTTCAAGTAGCGGCGTGCCTGCTGGTGGGACACCCTTCAAGGTTTCTGTCACGAATTCATTAATACAAAATCTCGGAGGTCCTGGAGTAGATTTTGGAACAACTGGAACTATAGGTTCATTCATAAGGAATGTCAATACAATAGCATCTGGTAAATTTGTATTTGCAGGCAACGGGATTGCATATTATAATAGTCTGATATGCATGCCTACATATTCAAATTCTAAGTCTACCACTGTGACTGTCATACAGTATCCCACATTCTGATAAATTGTGATAAATAGACTTTAGCAACATCATTGGTCATTGTTTTATGATGGTATTAATTCAGAAATCTCCATCAATGCTGAAGATGTTGTCCTCGTCTGTCAGCAATTTATCAAGCTCTGTAAAACCTCCAATCAAAACCTTGTCGCGGAAAATCTGGGGAAATGTCTTAATAGAGCCAGTGTCAACGATGCCCTTTAGGTGATCTTTCATCTCGGCAATGTTCTCACACTTCATAATAATGACATTCTCATTTCTATTATGAAGCAGTTCCAGAGCATACTTACAATACCTGCAACCGTCTTTTGAATATACAGTGTACATTTGGTTTATAACAATAATATTTTTTTAAACTCTTAAAATGAGTTGTATATTGTCTTTATTCTTTGTGGTGTAAGAAGATTTTTCAAAAATATCAAGAAAGCAGAAACGCGGGACTTCTTGTTAGTTACGAAGTCTCTCATCTGGAGAGAAAGTCGTATGAATAAAATTAGAGCTATGGCTATTGTTAATTTCATCCCCGCCTGTCCTTTCTTTATATACGACGAACCTAGTGCTGCAGCTATAGACAAGAATATGATGACCTTGGTACTCACGTCAAGAGCACCAACAAGGTTTCCTGCAGCGACAATTACATTTCTATATTGCACTGCAAGGAGACCGAGAGAAATAAAAGTGGTCCACTGTATTACATTGACAATGAGACCGGAATGCTCTTTGCTAACAAGGGCAAGGATGACAAAAGCCAGAATGATATACTGAATAGCGATGTTGATTAATGAGATGGTTCTGTCTATCTGGGTTGCCTGACATTCGAATGATTCGCCTTGAGCGATTGTTTGTTTGATTTTTACACTCATGTTTTCCACCCCCGCGTCAATGTTCTTCTGGGTTTGCGGATCTAAAATCTCATTAATATCGCAAGACATTTATTATATCATATATATATATTATAACAAAATTATATCATATATAGTACATGGAGAAGACTCTTTGTTCGAGCAGACTTGTGAATTATGGGATATTGTCTATTGTTATTGGCATTTTTGTCAACATGGTTGGAAAGCGCACAATGGACCTTTATGACGTTACCAAAGAAGATGTGTATAAATACGTGTCAATTGCCATATTTTCCGTCGGAGTTGTTTTGGTCGCATACGGTCTGGCAAACATTTTCTTGCGTGACAGTTTACCTATGTGCATGCTTCTTGCCTTGTAATCAAACACATTGTACGTTAAACTTAAGGAAAAAATA